TACGGTGTTTTTAAAAGAGCGGCTGATGGGAGTCGAACCCACGGAGATACAGAATCATATCGATTCAACAAGCAAAAAATGACGATGATACGAAACGTTATCGTTCTGCATTTTTGTGGCAAACCATATATTTTCCAAAAAAGTGTGTACTTTTAGTGTGTACTTTTTAGCACATCCTTAAATGTTTCGTCAATCGCAGAGGCTATTTTTTCGGCCTGGCCGTTGACTGCGTGGCCGTACACACCAAATGTATCCATATTTTTGCTGTGCCCAACAATCTGTTTGAGCTGCCCTTCTGGTAGTGCGCTTGCAATCGATACAAACGTGTGTCGAAGCTCGTAAAGAGAAACATAATTTATTCCGTTGTAATCGCAATACTTTCTCCACCATTTATAGAGCAAGTGCTCATCTGAGATGGCAAAAACACTTTTACCATTTTTTGTAAGTTCTCGTTGCGCATCTATTACGCTTTTAGCCATGTCGGACAATTCAATTGCTCTAACCGCATTGTCATTTTTACCTGTTGTTTTTTCTCCATAAATGTTGATCGCACGCCGCAGAAAAATTCTGTTTTCTTTCACATCTTCCCACTGCATGCCAATCAACTCACCCGGTCGAATCCCGGTCAGAACAGCAAGGCGGTATGCGTTGATATAAGGGTCTTTGGCTTCCTTGCCCATGTACTTGGTTTTGTCGCTTGACAATAAAATTGCTAAATCGTCTGGCTGCAATATTTTCTTTTGCGGCTTTGGAGTTCCAGCGGGAATGTTCAAGTTATCTGGTACAAACGTTGTATAGCCTGAATTGCGTGCAAACCGAAAAAACGATGTGATGTCTCCATAGATATTTTGAAGCGTTTTACGGCTTTTCCCAGCGGCTTTGGCGTTGTCTAAAACTGTTTGCACTTGCTGCTGCGTCAACGATTCCAACCGCCGGTGCCCAATTTCCGGCTGAATCCATATGCGCCAGCGGCTTTCCTTTGGTCTAAAATTGCTTATGCCTGATATTTTTGATTCTCTCGCAAGGTATTCTTTATATGCGCTCTCGACCGTCTTTCCGCGCGTTTGCAGCCCCTTTTCCAGCCAGTCATCCGCCTTCTTGTTGGCTTCCCGCTGGCCTGTGCGCCCCGGCTTGGCGCTGGTAAAGGTTTTGCGCACGCCGTCTTTCTGCACGTTTATCTGCCAGCGCTGGGCAGATTCAATCCATCTCGCTGTATTTGTTCTTTTCATATTGCGGCTCCTTTTTTTGTGTGTTATAATAATGCCGTCAACTTTTTATGTTGACGGCTCTTTTCCCTTGTCGGTGGTGCGAACACCGGCAGGGGCTTTTTTGTTTAGTAGCGGATAAACCAGACCGATTGCTAAATCTATCATATCCGGCATGGTTGTCGATATTGGTCATTTACAGCCTTTGACAAAAAGCATATTGTGGATGCAGTACAATTTTGGTCAAGGGGGCAGACAAATGAAAAGGCTGTTAAACAAGCCGCCGTCCCATCATGGGCGGAAGCGACAAAAAAAGTTGTTGTCAAGTGCTGAAAATCCGATATATAGGACAGCAAAGACTTGACAAATGAGTATTTTTGTGAAGCTGTTGAAATACAACTGCGAGTTGTGTAAAATACAATCAACGGTTTATGCTGAAAACAATCTATTGCAATCTATTTTGTAAGATTTTAGAACCCTCTGCGCAAGCCCGTCTTTTCCAAAAATGTAAGACGTGACAACGCCTGCGGCATCCATTGCGGGAATGGTAGGATTATCGACAAAGATTCTACTATAGCTCCCTTTCGCCATATTGAAAACATCTTCTTCTGTAAGGGCCGCTTTCTTTTGCGCCTTTTTTAGTTCCAGCATAACACTAGGCGATACAAACGGGCGACCGCAATTCATGTCGTAAAACGGAATTTCAAGCAACATGGAAAAAGCATTTTTGTACTTCTTCTCATCCTTTAAAAATTCATACATTAAATAGCGCAAATCACGGCATCTTTTTGGAGATGAAAATGCTTCCATATATAGTTTATTATATTGCCCCCATATTAAATCTCGATATGGGATGTCCCTTCGATCATTTACGGCGCGACAAAACTCCGGCAGAGTAAAAGCCCAATGAGCATAGGATTTTCTGTGATAAAAATAAACGTATTCATTGTCATTTAGTTCTGCTTTTCCCTTATCGGTCAACTTTCCGTTTTCAGCAAATCCCATTGATTCTAGCTTTTTAATAATCGGCCAAACGTCATCAACGCCATAATCATAATGCCAGAATTTTGCAACAGGCTTTCCGCTGGAATATTTCTCTAAATAGGAAAGCATTAAAATTTCTGCTGGCTTCAGGCCATTTTTGTCTGCAAGGTCATCAGAGAAAAGCTCCAAGAAATACTCATTTGCACGCTCTTCCTGTTCTACGTGCCGCTTTTCTGCTTGTGCTTTGCAGTAATCAGCATACTGCTTTGCAATTTCATCTTTAGTCGGCTTATGTGTTGTTATGGAAACATTTACTTTTTGTTTCGGTTTCAAAAAGTCAAAAAAGCCCACAATATCACAACCTTATTTAATTTTTGGAGGAATCAGCAATGACGGACACAGAAAAACTTATTGAAATTGTTTCAACCTTTACGCCTGACCAGATGACCGATTTTGTAACTGCTGCGCAAGATTTAATAAAGCGCTTGCAAGCTGAGGGCTCTCTTGGCAAAGAAAAATGAGCTTTTGTACATCTTGCGGCAAATCAGATATTAGCCCATCGCCTTGTGCGGTGGGCTTTTCTTTTTGCGCCGAATCGTCTCCTATGAGGTCGTCTACGGTAACGCCAAAATAGTTTGCTACCCTTTCAAGCGTTGCTTTACGAACGTTCCCACCCTTGCCCCAGCGAGTAACAACAGACCTGTAAAATCCCATCTCTTCTGCTGCCGCACTGGGGGATATGTTTTCTTTTGCGCACAATCGAACAAAGTTGTCATAGAACATACAATTTTTCACCTAATTATTTGTGCAATTATACAAATGTAAGCAAAAGCAACAAAACCGCTTGACTGTTGCGTATGTTTACGGTATAATGGCACTTGTAAGGCAACAAACGCAACAAAACACCAAGCCCAGACAGCTATATGCCTGAACTAAATGCTATTACGTATCTGACAACTACAATATAGCACGTTTTGTAAACATTTGCAACACCTTACACTGCCGCGACAGCAAAAAAATCCGCCTGCTGTTCGTTAGCAGACGGATTTTACCCAAAGTTTTTTACCAGAACAAGTTTGCAGCAACGGAACCGCTCAATGTGAGCGGGCAAGTACACGGTCCTTTGTGCAATGCGCATCCGCTGCTTGCAAAACGAACTTGCAATTCTGTGGACTTGCCGTAACCTTTGGCAGCTTTGGGGCAGCCGTTTAAGCCATAGCGCGTTACGCAATTTCTTTAGTCTGGAACTGGCATACTCAAAAGTTGGGTCAAGGGACGACCACCTTCCTTTCTGCCTTACTCTGGCAATTCAGATTATAGCATATTGTGTCGCGGCAGTCAATTTTGTTTACTTCTAATTTTTACTAGGGAGGTGAAAAAATGCCCGAAGCTTGGACTGGTCGTTTGATTGGGAAGATGCACAACAACGACATTTCTTATGAAGACGTAGCAAAAAAGCTCGGTTACGGCAAGCCTTACATCTGTTTGATTCTGAACAGCAAGCGTAAACCGCCTGACATTCAGAAGAAGATGGAAGCGGCTGTAAGTGAACTGATCGCGGAAAGAAAGGAGTAACCGTATGAACAACCGAGCTTTTAGAGCGCTTCTCAAAAGTAAAGGTTACAACCGGGAAAAACTGGCAGAAGAACTGAAATTGAGTGGAAATTCTGTTGGGAGAAAATACACCGGTAAAATTCCATGGACGTGGCCGGAGGTTTGCAAAGTATGTGCCGCGCTAGGCATCACGCTTGACGAATTTGCCGCCTACTTCCCCGCCGCCGCCGTCCGCCGGTCAATCCCCGTCAAGCCCAAATCCGACCGCGAACAGCTGGCCGACGCGCTGCAACTTGCCGCTGACCTCCTCAAAAAAGCGTAGGAATTGCTTTGAAAGGCGGGGCAAAGGAAAAGCCATGCTTGCCCATGCAATGGCATAGCTGTGAAAGGCAATGGCGATGCGCAGCTTGGAAAGGAATGGATTTGCATTGGAAAAGCACCGTTTATCATCGTTTTGCAATGGCAATGAGGTGTACAGAGCCGCAAAGGCATAGCTACGCTGAGCAAAGCGACGGCGAAGCTTAGCTGAGCTTGGCAAAGCGACGGCAAAGCAAAGACTTGAAGAGCAACCGTAATTTATCAATTAGAAAGGACGACCACAAATGAAAATCCGTATCACTTTAACCGAAGAGGTTTTAGGTTCCAGCCCCAGCAATGAGGAGCTGCTGGCCTCTTACATCGCCAGCAAGGCCCCTACCGATGACCTGACCGCGCAGGAAGTCGACAACATCAAAGCGCAGGCGGCAGAGGAAAGAACGACCATTTTTCCCAAGACTGCCGACGGAACGCCGTTCATCTACGATTATCAGATCAAGGGCATGTTTAAGGACAGCTGCAAGGCCCTTGCCACTGCCGGTAAGGCAGGCTATCCGGGCGGCAAGCACTGTGCGGCGTTGAAAGCCTACAAGAAAGCCATTGACGGCTTGATTTTCGTTTCCCCGCGTGAGATTCCATACAACCTTCACGGCCTAAAGATGGGCTTCTGTGAGCGCCCCCTGCGCGCACAGACTCCGATGGGTGAGCGCGTCAGCATCGCCAAATCGGAAACCGTCCCGGCAGGCTCTACCATTGAATTTGAAGTCACCTGTCTCGACCCGAAACTTGAGGACGTTGTCCGGGAGTGCTTCGACTACGGCACGCTGCGCGGTCTTGGCCAGTGGCGCAATAGTGGCAAGGGCAGGTTCACTTGGGAAGAGCTGTAAAAAAGATGCCGCCCGGCGCGACCAAACACCGAGCGGCAAAAGAAAGGACATTGCAAATGAATCCGACATCTATTATACGCGCCAAAATGCTTGTTGTCAAACTGGCGCTCACTGCTGACCTTGTGCTGCTGCTGGCAGCGCTCGGCAGCATGAACATTCCCGTAACCATCCTCGCACTGCTGGCCATGAA